CCGTAGCTATAGGGATCACAAGAAGAGTAAGAAGGCCAAAGTGCTAATAATAACACTAAGACCTGTTTTTGTTTCAATGTTTTCATTGAAAATCTTCCTCATTGGATTGTTCTGTTCACGCTCAATAGTTTCCTTAACAGCTTCCATTTCCCATGCTAGCCTAGCTTTATCGCCCACCAACCCATCCTTGGGGCAGGGCGTCCCAGCATTGAGCATGGCTTCAAACACTCTTTCGTCTTGACACATTACGGATACCGCTGCCACTTTCATCCCCATATCGTACATGGTTTTCGCGTTCTTTAATTTTTCACAATTCATGTCTCGTACAGTTCTACCTGCGGAGATGCCAAGTATCTGCGTCTGCACCGCCCCCGCGACACCTACAGTACATAGGTCAGAGTTGCTTGCGCTAATCTGCGGAGAAATCGCAGAAGGCGGCGGACTGTTGATGGTAGTATCCATCGAACCATCAGAGGTTATTGTGCTGTTAGTATCAGTGTAGATTGTGTCATCAGCAAATACATAGTTACCTATAGCAAGACCTGCAATAAAGAAGAGTACCGCTATAAGTAAACGTATCATTGTCGCTCCACTAACCTATCTAGCTTCTCTTCTATCTTATCAAACTTACTCATTATTTGACCTAACACTTGGTTAGAATCGTACTTAGTGACGTACTCTTTAGCTAATTCTTCACGAGTCCTATTAAGCAGGATAGTAACACGCTTCACTTCTTCGTGGTGAGACTTAATCCACCACACTAAAAAACCGCCGCCAGCGGTTAGCCCAATATTCCAAATTGCGGCCATCTCCACTAGAATACGCCCCCACCAGCAGGTTTCGGCGCAGTGATTGGCACAGATACGTCTTTACGTTCAGGTGTTGTTTTATCAGTCATACTACTATCCTTAATTCTCCAGTTGCGGTCTTATATACATCGTTTACTGCCAAACCACCAGACACAGCTGCAGCATTGTTTGCGTAGACGGAAAGTCCAGTCAAGTTAAGTGTACTAGCCCTGCTCGGGCCGGGGTTTTGCTGCTGTTGAGCATATAGGGCAAATGCCCTTGTAACTTGCGCCATATAAGACTGTGTATACTCTTGAGGAGCGTCGGCGAAGAACGGTATTGTTGTTTGTTGGGCCATTATCGCCTCCCATCCGTACGCATATCCGCACGAGGTGTGCCGAGTCTCCATTGCGTCCCAAGCGTATTTGAAGATACTTTTAACGACATAGCCCGACCTCGTAGACGGAAGAACAACTGTTCTGTAAATTGCTCAACAGGTGCTGTAGCCGTACGCACTGCACTCCCAGAGTTTGTCTGATCGAAGTTAGCCCCGGGGAAATCCCTTGCGCTTACTTCAAATGTAGCGCTTGGGGTGGATGTGGAGTTTCGGAATGTAAGGTCTGGTAAAACTCTTGATACAAACATAAAACTATCTCCATCTCCTAACTCTATAGCACTGGATTCGATAAAGCTACTTATTGGACTAGGTGGATTGGTGCTACCGTCGTTTATACCGTCCTCGTGAAAGTACAAATGTCCATCAGTAGAGGCGGCCATAGGTAAATTAGAAAGCGTGTTATCTTGCCATGCTGTACGAACCAAAGTACCATAAAACCAACTATTTTCGGCGTAGTTAAATACCACATAACTATCGTTAGTTTCACTTCCTATTGATGGGTAAAACCACCATATCTCATTAAATTTACTATTAAGCCCCGCAGAGATTTTAGTTCTTTGCGAAATGTTTAAATTATCAAAAATATACTCTTTTATAGGGCATGGGATGATCTGCACATTACCATCATATTTGTAAAATACTTCATCCCCCATCCAGAATACAGCATCAGCAGAAGCAACGGCAGCGTTTTGGCTCATGATAGAAGTGTTTGTAGAGACTTCAGTAAGACCAAAAGTAAATGGAGCTCCAATAAATTGCATTGCTGATACAGATCGGTCCGTAAATACAATCACTTGTTGTTTAGTTTGTACTGCGGCAATAATTTCAGAGCCTGTGCCTACTCGCAATTCTCCAGCAGTGTTGGTTGATGTTGCCGCCCAATCAGTAAAGCTTTCTTGGTCAGAGAACCGTATAGTTAGAGGGTCAAGATTGCCGGCGTCTGCTTCAGGATCACAACCAAAGGCAATGACGTGCCTATCTCTCTCAGAAACAAGAACGATGTTAGCAACTTGAGGTTGGTTGTTCCCACTTAAACTAGTTATATCTACAGCACGAGAAGAAGTACCTGCAGAAGTATCCCAGTAGTAGATACCCCCACCTCGAGCGTTTGCTAATAAATCTTCCCCAAAGTTGTCCATAGACCACAGACGTAGGTTAGCGCCCGGCACAGTTACGTCCGCTGAAGAACTCCATGTCCCACGTCCCCAAACACCTGCACCCCACCCACTACCACTGGCAGAAGATTCCAAACCTACATTTATTTGGTAAGTGCCTACTACAGAACTACCACCATTTCCTGTGTCTGAGGAGGTAGCCGTAGCGGTAGCGGTAATAGTGTATGAGTTAGCGTCTACAATAGAAGTTACCTGATACTCTTTGTTTAGCACCGCGGCAGTTATAGCACCACCAAGACTAGCCGCACCTGAAAACGTAACGAAATCATTTAAAAATACGGCGTTGTTTGTATCTGACACAGTGATCGTAGAAGAACCATTTGTAGCCGCAAAGGTAACATCCCCTGCAGAAGTAGTTTGTCTGATAGGCGTAATGTCTACAGGGGTATTACCATCTAATACGTATAATTTTAAGTTAGTACCCGCGCTTATAAAATTTGTTCCGTCGAGCGAAGTCCAATTATGTATATCTCGAGCGATGCCCAACATAGGTGTGTTTGTAAACTGAGTCCAACCACCAATGGTTTCGGGGAAGCCTAAACGAAAACGAATTTTATCTCCATCGCGCCACCCCCCTTCGTTAGTATAGTCAGTTGTATCTCTTACAATTCCGGGGCGAAACTGGAGTTTTTGTAATGTCATTATAAACCTCCAACAATCTGGTTACGAAATAGTTCCATTAGTATTTACATTACCTAAAGTTGTTAAATTACCAGAACTATCTACACGAAGAACATTTGTGCCGTTATAAGCAAAGGTTAGGTTTGTTCCAGACGCTGCTACAGTCCAACTCTGTGTTCCCCCCGTAATGGTTATAGAGGACGAAAGTGTAGGAGTAGTTAATGTAGGGCTCGCAGAAGGTGCCTTAGCGTTGAGTTGTGTCTGTACGTTTGAGGTAACACCATCAACGTAGTTTAACTCGGCAGTGGTAGCTGTGACCCCGTCTAGGATATTAAGCTCTGAAGCGGTGGATGTCACACCATCTAATATATTAATCTCCGCAGTGGTAGATGTTACGCCGTCTAAAATATTAAGCTCTGTAGCGGTGGATGTTACCCCATCTAAGATGTTTAGTTCTGCAGCGGTGGATGTTACCCCATCTAAGATGTTTAGTTCTGCAGTGGTGGATGTTACCCCATCCATTATGTTAATCTCGGCGGCAGAAGCAGTGACTGTAGTGCCACCTATAACTAGCGCTCCGAGGTCCAGAGAACCTGTGATATCTACAACAGCTGCGCCAGAACCTGCACCGTCACAGTATATAATCTTAGAGGTATTATTTGCTACGCTAACATTTGCTCCAGACCCTTGAGTAAACGTGGCTGTCTGGCCACTACCGTTTTTAACGATGTATATATGCTGCCCGTCGTTTGGAGATACAGTTATTGTATTAGTACCAGAAGGCGAACCACTTAGTACAAGGGTCTTATACTGTCCATCAGAGAGGGTACCATCGCTTGTGGTCAAGGTGTGTGTTGTACCAGAAAGAGTAATTGTACCGACACCGTTTGTTAAGCGGTCAATAATACTCATATTATCGTTTACAGTGTTACCCCATGTAGCGGATTGTTCACCGTTGGCTGGAAGCTCAATGCCACCGTTATTTGTATATGTACTAGGCATTATCCATCCTTACGCTGCTATTCTTGTCCATATTGTACCGGGATTAGGAACTATTCTACCCCAAACAACTGCTTGTCCGACACGCCCTGTAGCCGAAACTCCAGTAGGAATTATCAACGCTGTACCTGTCGTTGTAACCGATCCTACACTACCTGTAGCAAAAACTCCAGTAACATCCGTAGCTGCGCCTGCTTGGGCTTCCGCATCGCCTACAGACATGGTTCCGACTACACTGGTTACGGAGAACGTAGCGTTTGCGGCTATAGTTGCAGAGCCAATCGCCCCCGTACCTTCAACGCCTTGAACATCTGCATCTGGGCCGGCATCGGCTGTACCAACCTGACCAGTAGCACCGGCACTTGTAACCGAAACTATAGAACCTGCTAGCGGTACGACAGAGTTTGTAGAGCCCGTACCTGCTACCCCAGTAACAGAGAATGTAGCGGCAGATGCTGTAGTGACAGAGCCAACACCCGCTGACATCTGTGGAGAAGTAACTGAGAAAGTGGCGTTTGCTGTTGTTGAGGCACTACCTACCGCGCCAGTAGCCGCAATGCCTGTAACTGCAATACTCAAGTCTGTGAAAGCTACTACAGGGCTAACATTCCCGTTTAATTGGTCAGTAACAGAGAACGTAGCTGTTGTCCCTGCATCTACCGATACATCGTTAACTACCGCAGAGCCTTGTACAGACCCAAGAGTTAACCCGCTTTGGTTCCCCGTAACTGATACTGTGCCCACAGCAGTTGCCCCAACAACCCCCGTAGGAATAAACAGTTGCTCGCCACTACCTACATCGGAGAAGGCTGCGGCTGAATATGGGGAAAAACCTAACATGTTACGTTATGTACCCTATTCTGGTTTAGTAGGCCAAGTAACTGTGTTAGGAAACCCAGATTGATCTGGTATGTTTAGCAAGTCAGTTCGGTACTGTGTCCACTCTGCTTGCTTAGCGTCAGTAAGGGCATTCCAGCGTAAAGGATTAGTTACTAAAGGGTCTACTCTTTCAGATAGCAACAAATCTCTTTCTTCTCTAACTTTTTTTCCTACTTGAGCATCTTTTAAATTTTGATCAAACACTATTTCTTGGGTATCTAAATTAACTTTATGATGCCTTTGATCAACTTTTGTCTCTGAAGATAAATAAGAAAAACCTACCCATTCACCCTCGCTAATAACAGGCTCTGTTCCCCAGTTTTCAGAAACTATTTCACCCGTGTTGTTATTATAAAAATAATAGTACATTTATTTGTTTCCTTTTATGCTAGTTTCGCCCATGAAAGCCATCTTTCACTACCACTGCCACTAATTGTAAAGTTTCCTGATGTTGTTAAAAGTCCATAGACAGGTATTTGGACACTGTTTGAGCGGTTAGACGGTGAGTAACCTGTTTGCACTGTACCATTGTCATAAAAATTACCACTAAACCAACCATCGTCAACATTAGTGTAAGAACTTAAAGTTATAGAACCAAAATTACTATTATCACCCTTCACCCAGCAAACTAGTGCATAAGTCCCTGCACCGCCTGTCGTAGTAAGAGTGCCGCCAAAAGTCCCTGCGAATGCTGTAACTGTAAAATCAGATGCTATGTTACCACCTGCCGTTATATCCCCACTACCGAGAATAGAAGTGCTGTTCACTGTCTTCAATCCAGTTACGTTTGAAAGAACCCTACTGTTGTCAATAACAGTTGTTCCGTTTACTTGTATAGCCATCTTCGTATTCCTTTACTATTAGCCGTTAAGTTTTTGTTTTAGCTCGTCAATCTGAGCCTGTTGTTCCTTTATGGCCTCAACTAAGTGGCCAATTAATCCTATGTAGTTGACAGACTTAATGCCGTCATCTTCGCTTGTGTTTACTAAGTCTGGTAAGATAGGTTCAACTTGTTGAGCAATAAATCCTGTAGCCTTAGTGCCTGTGTCCTTCCAGTTGAAAGATACGCCCTCCAGCTTGCACACATCAGAGAGTGCATTCTCAATAGGCTCGATGTTATCCTTCAGCCGCTCATCTGATGTGCTGTTCAAGTCGCCCGATACAAGAACGTGCGGCGAGGAGTT